AGCCCCGATATTGAAGGCTGAAGGGCAAACATCTTTTATTTCCCCCGTCGGAGTGAATGCCGGGAATGGGCCATTATTGCCAGTGGGCCAAGCCTTACGGAATCGGACTGTGAAAAAGTCAAAGCGTGGCGGGAGATAGACGTAAAACGTAGTGTTATTGTTGTCAATACGTCTTATCAACTGGCTTTATGGTCTGATGTTTTATATGCTTGCGACGGGGATTGGTGGGATAGGTATATTGAGGACGTTCTTTTAAGATTCCCGGGCGAGTTATGGACGCAAGATGTTCCGGCGGCCGCCAAGTATGGATTAAATCGAATCGAAGGGACGCGCGCCGATGGCCTAGGTAAAGATAAAGTTCATTATGGAGCAAATGGTGGATATCAGGCGATAAATTTAGCATACTTATTCGGTGCTAAAAAGATAATTCTCCTGGGATTTGATATGAAACGCGGTAAAGATAAAATCGCTCATTGGCACGGAAATCATCCGGGATGTTTAAATAAAGATATGCCAATTAAGACATGGTTAAAGAATTTTCCGAAATTAGCGGAAGATTTAAAAGGAGAAGGAGTTGAAGTTATAAACTCTACACGGGATACGGCTCTTGAATGTTTTAATAGAATTGATCTTGAGGAGGCATTATGTTTAAACTAATAGCTGGGCCGAATGAGCCGATAACCGTTGATGAAGCCGCTGAATTTATGCGGGCAGAGTTTTCCGAAACCGAAGAAAGTCTGATCGAAATACTTATCACAGCCGTCCGGCAAATGTGTGAAGAGTATTTATTCCGCAGGATCGGTGTCCAGACGGTTGAATTAAGAGATAAAGGTTTCCCTGCCAATAACGCTCCAATTATTCTACCATCCCCACTTATTTCCGTAACATCCATAAAATATCTTAATGAAAGTAATATAGAACAGACTCTCGATGAGGATGAATATATGGTTAGTGATTGCGATCCTGGGCTTATTATTCCCGTTAGTTCGTGGCCTATTACCTCAATAGCAGGCGATTCTTTAAGGGTTGAATTTGTGGCAGGATATAGTGGCCCAGGAGAAAGTCCTCAACAGTCCGACGTCTTACCACAAACGATCAGAACAGCAATGCTTATGCAGATAACGGATATGTATGAAAACAGAGATGCCCAGGGGGATAAACCGTTATCAGCTAATCCGACACTTGAAAGGTTATTATCGGTTTACAGATTAGAACAGGGGATCTAAATGCAAGCAGGTAAACTTAATAAACGGATCAAAATATCTCAACTTGTAACGGGTAGCCCAACTAAAGATGAATTTGGCCAACCTAATACGAGTTGGGAGGAAATTGATACGGTATGGTGTGCGATAGAGCCTTTAAGCGGCCGGGAATTTTGGGCACAACAGCAGGTACAGAGCGAGATCACTGTAAGAATAAAGATTCGGTACCGTTCGGATATCATTATGGGTATGAAAGGCGAGTACGGCGGTAAAACTTATATGATCCAAAACATCATTGATCCGCAAGAGGAACATCGAGAATTACAGTTAATGTGTTCGGAGGGTGTTATAAATGTCTAATAGCTTTTCCGTTAGAATTGAGGGATTAAAAGAACTTGAGAGCAAGATGATCGCCCTGGGTCCTAAAATTGGCCGGAAAGCTCTAAAAGGTGCGCTTGTTTCCGGAGCCGCAGTGATAAAAAAAGAAGCACAAGCCCTATCCCCAGTAAGTACTGGTAGATTACGCCGGGCAGAGTATATCAAAAAGATGTCTAAGCCTAATCCATTTAAAGAAATTGTAATTTTTGGTGTCAGGCATGGCAGGAAAATGTCAAAGCGAGATCTCGACGCTTATTATTGGTCATTCCTTGAGTTCGGGACTAAATATATAAAGAAAATATCTTTTGTTCAGTTGGCATTTCAAAGGACACAAACAAAGGTAGTTGAAAGAATAAAACAAGTTCTGGCGAAGAAAATATCAGCACTGGTAAAGGAAAAGGCATGATACAAACAGATGTATTTAAAACTTTATCGGAAGATACAGCAGTATCGGCGATAGTATCAACAAGGATTTATCCAATAAGACTACCCCAGGGATCAGTTGTCCCCGCTGTGGTCTATACTGTCAGTGATATAACCCCGGTTAAAAGTTTAGACGGAGAGAGTGGACTAGATAATGGTAATGTTGAGATTATCTGTTGGGCTAAAGATTATAAATCAGCACAACTATTAGCAGAAGCCGTCCGCGCGGCATTTGTTGCGGATGGTAAAGGTGTTATGATTGAAACAATGCACGATACCGAAGATGAAGAAACAAGGAATTATGGAGTTTTAATGAATATTAACGTTTGGTCTGAATAAAAACGGAGTGGAAATATGCGAAGAATAGCGATGTTACTGGTTCTCTTCATGGGGATGGTTTATTTATCTTACGCCGGAACGAATACGACCAACCTTAATTTATATAAACCAGCCGTAGACGAAACTGGATGGGGTGAAGCAGTAAATAATAATACCGATGTTCTTGATGTCGCAGTAGGGACGAAATTGAATATCAACGGGACTTGGAAATCTGGGGCGTTAAGTTCTTCTGATGTGGATAATGCCCTGGGGTATACCCCGGAGAATGTATTCAATAAAGAAAACTCCACGATAGATACTTCTATAACCAAATATCCCACTGTCAACCTTTTAAAAACCGGGTTAGACACAAAGCAGAATGTGCTCGTGTTTGACGTCAAGACTTATGGGGCGATGGGCAACGGGACTACTGATGACTCTACTGCAGTCTTAGCCGCCATTACCGCCGCTTATAATGCCGGAGGCGGAATAGTATTCTTCCCCAAAGGTACTTATAGAATAGATAGTCAGATCGCCTTACCTAACGATGGAAAGACCTATACAATAGATAACGTATACCCCCAGCAACCGACAATTCACTTAATGGGTGTTGGTGAAGGCGGTGATCCGGCATGGCTTAACGGTTCAGGGTTTCCTATAGCTCAGTCTCCTTCAGTTTTAGATTTAAGATATGCCGGAACTATCGCTAAGATAGTTACCAAAGGAAAGGGTCTGCTCGAAATCAGCAACCTGCAGTTGCAGGATACAACGGACGGGATACTGCCGTTTATATTCACTACAAACACTACCGTGTACCTGCACGACGCCTCCGTGGTCGGCAAGACGGAGGCCACAGTGGCTAACTATGCCAGCATGGTCCAGGACATAGTGGTTTTCGGGGGTACTAACACCGCCCACCTGGGCGGGTTGGACAACGACGCGCCGTTCCAGGGATACGGATCTAGCGTAAAGAACTGCTATTTCGCCAATATCCGCAAAATAAAACTCCAGGCGTTCGCCAACGCTGTGGTCATAAAGGACAACTTCTGGGGGTTATCCTGCGGGGGTGACTGCGCCATAGACCTGTCGGGAGATACTGGCGGCATTACTGGAAACTCTATATCCGGCAACATAGTAGAGATGCCGCACTATAATTACGCCGTGAAACTGAATTATGCCAATGACAACTTTTTTCTCGGAAACTGGATAGGCGACACATCAACACCGAGTATCGCTTTCTGGAATATAAACAACTCCACGGGTAACATCATAGTGTGCGCGCACGACAGCTTTTCCGGCACCTCATATACGAGCAACCAAATACTGGCCTCCGGAGACTATACAAGACTGGACTCGCTAATCTTGGGCACGTTGAAACTGAGCGAGTCCCCCAGCACTATAAAATTTATGACCGATGCCGATACCAGCGAATACTACAAAATATGTTCGGCGGACACGAACACCGGCATGCAGTACCACCATTACTCCGGCCATAAGTTCTACTGTGATATAGACGTTACCAATCCAAGAGTAATAATCGGGCAGACTGGCATTCTCAGCGTGCGCATGTCGTATCCCCAGTTTCAATTATTAAGTACCGATAACTATGGTGGAACAATAGACTGGTTAAATTCATCTTCTGCTAATCTCTGGAGAATCGGAACTGGAATTTCTGTAGGTTCCGGGCCCTTTGAAATATGTAATGGTGATTCTACTAATAGATTTTTACTGGCGACATCAGGTGCTTTGAAACTACCTTATTATGGTGCCGGAACGGCAACCTTTGATGCGAGCGGAAATATAAGTTCCTCATCAGACGAACGCTTAAAAAATATTCAAGGTAATTTAAGTTATGGGCTTAAAGAAGTCTTGCAGATTAATCCCATTTTATATAAATGGAATAAAAAATCGGGTTTGGAAACAGAGCACGTATATGCTGGTTTTTCAGCTCAGGAGATACGGAAACTCATTCCTGAGACTGTTGGTATAGATAAAAACGGGTATTTTAGTTTGTCTGATAGGGGGATTGAAGGAGCATTGGTAAATGCGGTCAAAGAACTTAATGCGAAGATACAAGAGCTGGAAAATAAATTAGCAAAATATGAGATTACATCTAACAGGACGGGGGATAAGTAAGAGCGATGTTTAACTCAGGGGGATGGTAATGGACGAAATATTATATCAAAGGATAAATATCCTTGAACAGAAATCCGCTGTCCGGGAAGAACAGATCAAAACGCTTGAGGGCGCGATTGTCTGCTTGAAGAAAGAATTAAAGGAAATAAGCGATAAGTTGACCGAGATCCAATTAACCCTGATGAAACGGCTGCCCGCCTGGGGCGTTCTCATGCTTACCTTATTATGTTCGATATGCACAGGGTTAATTGTTTATGTGGTTACCAAACATTAAATGGCTGTATTACAGACCGATTTTTATTGCAATAGCCGGGAATGTCGAGCGGATCATAGGTCTTACAAGGATATAGTGGGTAACAGGATTCTCGACAAGTTCGTTGATTTGCTTCTTTTGGTTACCCACGATGGCGATAAAGAATACGAAAATATGCACTGTATCCATTGTGGTAATTGGATTTGCGGCAAAAGCGCGGCGTTTGGCAACCAGGAAGAACAACCGGAGAATTAATGGGCGAATTAAAAGACAGGGGTCGGACTAATAAGATATGTGTTGTTGACCGCTTTCATACGGTCCAGAAAAGAATAACTATGAAGATTAAAGGAAAGGTTCGCCGGGTGTGGGTATGTACGTTATGCGGCGCTGTTCAACCGGATAAAAAAGGAGGATATCCATGGGGGAAATAACGAAATTATTTACGTTCGAGAAGATAATGGCATTTGGCGCGGCTGTATACGCGGTTTATACGAAAGTTAAGGCGGCCTGGATAAAGATCGAGCCGATCGTTACTCCGCTTATTGTTGAGGCCGAGAAGATGTTCCAGGACGGAAAACTCGACCGGGCAGAGCGGAAGCAGCTGGTGTTGGATGGCGTTAAGATATGGCAGGAACAGTATAACGTCAAACTCGGGTTTATGGAGCGGTGGTTTTTGGGGATTATCATCGATAAGATAGCCCAAAGGCTTCCGGATATAGTCTTACCGCCTCAGGGGTCTGCTAAGGCTGTGATGACCCTTGCTTTGTCACAGAAAGGGCCTTCTGATGGGAAATAAGCGGTATAGGGGGAAAAGAAGGTATGGTTGGCGCCCGGAAAAGCCGGATCATCGCGATTATATCTATAAACCGACCTTTAAGTTATTCTTCCCCCGGATGGTTGATTTAAGGCCTTTATGTTCTCCTGTTGAGGACCAGGGGAGTTTAGGTAGTTGTACCGGTAACGCATCCGGAGGAGCTATGGAATACCTGGATGCGAAAGACGGCGAGGGGTATATAGATGTCAGCCGGCTGATGATCTATTATGACGGCCGGATACCTGCAGGAACGGTTAATGAGGATACTGGGGCGTATATCCGGGATGTTATAAAAGGTCTTGCGAAGTATGGTGTTTGTTCAGAGATGCTCTGGCCGTACGATATCTCAAGATTTGATATTAGGCCTGCAGATAAATGCTACAGCGAGGCTCTATGCCGGCGGATCACAGTTTATCAACGGTTGAGGAATACCTCGGATATCATCAATTGTCTGGCCGGCGGATATCCGGTGATCATCGGGATTACGGTTTACCCGTCTTTTGAATCAATTGAAGCCGCGCGGACCGGGATTGTTCAAATGCCCGGGAAAGATGAGGTGCCTTTAGGTGGACATGCTGTTTTGGTTGTTGGGTATGATATGAACGAGAAACGGTTCATTGTCCGTAATTCCTGGGGCTCGGGTTGGGGAAAGAACGGTTATTTTACCCTGCCGTTCGAATATGTGGATAAAATGGGTAATGATTTCTGGACCATAAAGAAGTAGAGGAGGAAGCATGAAACGATTCGCGGGGGTGTTGTTTGCGGTGGTTTTAGCGGTAATGCTATTGGTATTCACAGGACCGTCGTTTGCGGATGTTTTTGGTCCGCGGTCAACAGATATGCTTAATTTAGGCTCAGGGCAGCCTCAGAAGCTTTCGGAGAGGATAGACAGTACTTCTGCTCCGGCAACGTTGTCGATCGCGCCAGAGACTATCCTGGACATCTTTAGCAAGGGTATTTCGTACCTTGGGCCCCGGGAAGGTGGCGGATACGATTTCTGTCAGAAAGAATTCGTGGCGTTAAGCGGTGCTACATTGTACACGAAATATAACTTTTCATTAGATCTATTTATGATCAACGTGGATGGCGCAGCGGCCGGGATCGATTATAACCTAGGCGCGGCATTACCGGTTGAAGACGCTCCGCTTTTGAAGCTTTTTAAATACCTGTATGTGGGAGGATCCTACGGGAAAAGGTATTTGGATGATCATTGGAAAGACGCCGGAATACTCCAGGCGCAGTTTAAGCTTACTTTTTAGATCTTGTCACCAGGGCGGTGGAAGGGTTGCCAGGGCCCGGAAGCCGCCCCCTTCCTAAAGTAAATTTGAATAAAAAGTCGTTTGGAGAGGCTAAAAGGTAGTTCTGCGTACTGTCGCTGTCGGGGAGCCAAACTTCAGGAGGCCATCGAAAGATGGCC